TGTTGTGTTGGTCTCCCCCGGGGGGGGGGGGGGGGGGGGGGGGGGGCGCGCGCCCCCCCCACGGCTGTTCTGGATTGGCTCTTAGCGCGTGCGCGCCCGATCGATCAGCGTAGCTAGCTCGGCATCGCATTCCATGGCGATCTCGAGCGAGGGCGCGCTCGCGACGATGCCGCGGGGTAGCGCTAGGTAGTGCCGTTCGGCGATTGCGAGCGTGTGGCCGGCGCGCGCAGCTTTGCGTTTGAGGTCGCCGGGCAGCGGTAGGCAGTAGCTACAACACGTCGAGCGCAGCGTTTTTGTCGTGAGGTCGGCGGGCGCGCCGAGCTCGATCAGGCCCGCCATGGCGCAGCCGATCGCATCGTACTCGGCATCGAGTAGCCGTTCGTCCGGCTCGCGATCGCTCACGAGCACGCGCAACAATTCGGCTAGGCGCGGTGAGTAACCCGTGGCCGGCACGTCACGTTGCTTACCGGTTTTTGAGATTTCTTTTGGCAGATCGATCAGATCCATGCGCTCGCCGTGCGTGGTCGTGTCGAGTAGCACGTGGCCGACTTGCATCTCGGCGAGCTCGCCGCGGCGAAAGCTGCCGAGCAACGCGACAGCGATCACGGGCGCCATGCGCGCTTGACCAAGCCGCGCGGCGTCATCGTACGCAACGGCAGCGCGCAGCGTCGCGCGGATTTCCTCGGGCGTGAGGCACCGCGGGTTAGGGTCCGGCTCGGTCAAGCGTTCCAATCCGCCCGCGAGCTGCGCCGGTGTGAGCGTGGTCAACCGGCCGCGCGCTTGCGCTTGGCGCAGCATTTGTCCTACGGCTTTGAAGTCCTGATTGATAGTCGAGTTTTTGCGCGCGCTGCCGTCGCGCTTACGCACCGCGATGCGCGATGCGCGAAAGCCCGACACGTCCGTGTGTTTGATCTGTTTGAGACGATAGATGCGCTGCGCGGCGAGCCACGCGCGGAACGTCTCGAGCGCGACGGTGTAGCGAGCGATCGTGATCGGCGATGTGAGTCGGCCGTGTTTGTCTACGGTGCGGCGCGCTTCGTCCAAATAGATCGCGATCTCGCTCACCACGGTGTGCCCGAGCTCGGGTTCAGCGCCGAGCTGCAGCTCAAGCGCACGCGTGGCGATCGCGTTCGATTTGTCGATCGCGACTTTCAGCGCGACCTTTTGGCCGGCGACCGTGTCATGCGCCGTAGGTATGCGCTGTGCGCGCCGCACCTTGGTGTCGGGATCGTACCAGCGCATCGACCACACACGGCGGCGGGCGAGTGTTGGGTGCGGCGGGATCAGCACCACGCCCGGGTGCGGCGAGCGTGGCGAGCGTTTGGGGGGATTCGTCGAGTGTGAGTCGGCGGCTACGTGGGCTGTTGATCGGCTTGCGGCCATGCCAGACACTGCGGGATCTGTAACAGTGGCGCAAGCGTGACGTACGCCCGGGCGTCAATAAGCCCGTCCAATGCTGGCTTTTCTCGACAAATACGCGCGCCTTGCATGGTACCTAAGGCCGCGAAATCCTTTCAACGATGGCCAACTTTGGTCAACCTTGGTTAGAGCAATAAAGTCCATGGTGGAATAACGCGCAGAATGAGATAAGCCTGCATTTTACGGTGGTTTTGTGCTCACCCAAAAATCGTATGCCAAACGGACGGCGGGCCCGGCCGGGCCGTAGCTGTAGGCCGCCCGCTATATTATTATTGCTACTGCGGCCGAGTACCGGCCCGCGGAAAGCAGTAGGAGAGAACAGTGGCTAGTCAATGGGTTGTGTTGAGTGACGTGGGCCCGGCGCGTGCGACGATCGCATCGGTGCATGAGACCGAGGCCGATGCGGCCGCAGCGTGCCCGCGTGACGGCAGTCTCGTAGCCGTGTGGGCCGGCGAGCCGTGCCTCATCGTAGGCGACCGTGCGCACCACGTGCGGGACGGCGCGACCGTCAAGGCGTGGGAGTCATTCGGCGCGCGCATGCGTCACGGGATCGTTTCGGTGCTCTTGCTTGCCGCGCTCGCCGCCGCCGGCACGGTGCGCGCGCAAGAGGCCGCCGAGCTCGTGGGCGCCACGCCCGCGACCGCCGCACCCATCACCGCTACCAACACCGCACCCGTAGCCGCGGCCGCGCCGCCGCCGGCAGCTGCGCCGCTCACGCTCGAAGATCGCGCGGTAGACGCCGCCGTAGCCGCGCACCCGAAAGAAGCTGCGATCGCGTGGGCGGCCTCGCCCGAGCTGCGCGCCAAGTGCTACGCGCACGCGCACCCGGTTGCGCTATCCGCGGTCATGCGCGAGGCACACACGTGGGCGCGCGCGAATTGGGCCGCCATGATTTTCGTGTCCACGCACTGCCGGCTACTCGACGGCCGCGAACGCATGGCCGAGCGCATCGCCGGACATCGCCCGAGCCAATGGGAGATCGAGTGCGAGGCCGGGTATCGCAAGCCGGCCGGTGCAACGGCGCAGCTCGTGGAAGTGTGGATGAGCAAATTTGGCGACATGCCAGACGCCGAAGCCACGTGGACGTCATGGGAAACCGAGTGGTGGCCGTCGCTCACGGCGGCGGGCGCAGCTGCGGCTGCAGCCGATGCGAAGCAATGCGCGGCCTACACGCACGCGCGTGCGGTGCTCGACGCCGCGATCGATCGCGAGACTGTGAAGCTCACGGCGGCGGCGGCGAGCGAATGAGAACGCCAACACGCGGCGCTTTTGGGGCGGTGATCAAGCGCCAGACTCGGATTGATCATGCTGCAGCCGAGCGTTTACGCCGCGTGTTGGCGCGGCCGATAGTGCCTCACGCCCCACGCGCACGCCATAACGTGACCTAGCGAGACTATACGCCGCGCGCTACAGCGCACGTAATGCAGCTCTAGTGCATTGACCCGAGCCGAACCGCTTGACCGTGGTTCGGCTCGTGTCGTATTGGGGCAAGTGTCAAGGGGGATTGCATGCCAAACGGGCCGGGTAGGTACGATGACTTGTGCACGCAAGTGCGTGACGCGGCCGATGCGCGAGTGGCGTTCGTGCTCATCATTGGAGGCGATGCCGGCAGCGGTTTCGCGCTGCAGCAAATCGCGTCCGACAAAGATCGCGAGTGCGTGGCGAACCTGCTTACGGTCGCCGATCGATTGTGCGATTGCGCCGCCATGCTCACGGCCGATGCCGTGCGGCTACAGAAACTGATCGATGCCGGGCAGAGCATCGCCGGGCACGTGCACTCGGAACGAATCGACCGCGGGCCTAAGTCGTGACGCGCGCGCAGCTATTCCGCTACCTTGAGGCGTACATGCTGATCCCGTACGTAGTGCGTGCGACGGGTGAGCGTGAGGTCATCTGGAATAGTCGCGACGGCTACACGCCGTCCTCGGTGACGTCACGCTCGGGCGAGCTTGCCGAGCCTTCGGATGAATATTCAACGTACGCGCCGCTGCACGTGCCGGCCGTAGGCGATCGGATCTTTGTCGACCTCACCGAGGCACGCGCGCGCGTGTTCGCCGCGCGGCGTGTCGAGCGCGTACAAGCGCGTGAGCGGGCCGGCGAGCTCGACGGCTTGCCGCCGTTGCATGACCTGTTCCCCACGCGCGAGGCCGCTGTAGAAAGCGCCTTTCGCGACATATACAAGCCCGGTGTGCCGGACATTCTCGTGGTGACGGCCGGGTATCTGGATCACCTGCAAGGCGAGCGTGCGGCGGCGGCTACCGCGGTAGCTACGGCCGAAGCGCCGAGCGCGGTAGCCGCGGCCGAAGCGCCGAGCGCTCGCCGTGGTGGCCGCCGCTCGATGTACTACGATCGCACCGGGCAGCCGATCACGCTCGAGACTTGGTCCGCGCTTGTGTCCGATCGCAGCTACCAACAACTCGCACAAACCCAACTAGACGAACGCATACTCGTGTCTACCGTTTGGCTCGGCATCGATCACGCGTGGTGGCCGGACTCGCTACCGCTGATTTTCGAAACCATGGTTTTCTATGGTGTCGATCCCTATCGGCGCGGCGGCGAGTGCGAGCGCTACCACACCGAGGCCGAAGCCATCGCCGGGCACGCGCGCATGGTCGCGGCCGTGACGGCGGAGATCGAGTCAGACAAGCTTCCCTAGTCGTAACCCCGCAGCACCCGTAGCACCCGCCACACTAACCAAAACGAAAGGGGTAGTTATGGAATGCAATTACGATCGTTTGTCACGCATCGCGCGCGCAGCCGAGGCCGAGCTCGGGTTGCGCGATTTACGTGACCACATGCCGGCGCCTGTGTTTGTCGACATCGACGGTGATGCGGTGCTCGTGATGGTCGATAGACACGGGCACATCGGGATCGTGGGCCGCTACCGCACACAAAACCGCGCGGCGATACTCGACGGCGCGCGCCCGCTGCAGCTCTACGCACTCGCGTTGCGCGAGGCGATTGCGTTGCGCGACCGATTGAAAGTAGGTGCTGCGTGAGGCCGCCACTTGCAGCGCCCGCCGCCGCGCCGCCGGACGTAACTAGATTTGACGGCGCGCTGTATCACCGCGTGGTCGAGGACGACTATCAGATCGTTGTGTATCCGATGACGTTCGGCAAAGCGCGCGTGTGCTACTGCGAACCGGGCGAGTACGCGGACATCATAGACGCGTTCTGCTACGCGACCCACGCGCGCGCGATCGAGGCCGCCGAGGCGTGGACGGGTGACGGCGATCCACTCGATGGGTGGCACCGTAACCCGCTCACGGGCCGGCGCCGCACGGATGGTGATCCCGCAACCGAACACGTGAGGTATTAGCCATGCCGCACGCGCACCCGCCGCCGGTCATTGAGCCGACCGATACGTGCTTTGATGACGCGCTCGAGTTTTTTCCGCGCGCGCTTTCCGACGCTGGTGTCCGCAAGCTGCGTGATCCCGCGTTCCGCGATCGGTTTCGCGTGGTGCACGGGATCTGCATTGGAAACGACACGCACGCGCCCTACGTGCACGCGTGGGTCGAGGCGAACGGCCGCGTATGGCAAGCCGGGTATTTCATGCATGAGCGTGTTTATTTCGCGCTCGAAAGCACGGATTTCTACCAGATCTACAACGCGCAAGCCGTCATCCGATACACGCTCGGCGAAGTGGTGCACTACCACATGACCGAGGGGTCAACGGGCCCGTGGGATCCCGAGCTGCAGCGGCTCATCGCTCGGCAGCCACACGGCGAGATCGTAGGACACATGCAAGGGGCTGCGCCCGTCGCGATCATCACGGCGCGCGCGATGCCAAGGGGACACTGATGCAAGATCAAATCACCACAAAAGCGCAGCGCCGGCCCGGGGTACGTATGGGCCGGCCGCTACTAACCATTCCCGATCGCGACATCGATCGCGTGCGCGCGGGCGAGATCACGATCGCCGGACTCGCACGCAAGCTCGGCGTGGCACCACGCACTATCCGGCGCCGGCTGCGTGGCTCGCATTGGCGCGTGAGGACACAACCATGACCGATCCACAATATCCGCGCGGCAAGATCGCCGAGAATGACGGCGGCGCGTTAGCCGTGCGCGTGAGCGCTCATAAGAAAACCAACACGGTTATCATCGATTTCGGCAAGGCGATTGAATGGATCGGTTTCGACAAAAGCATGGCGCTTGAGGTCGCTAGGATCATCACAGAGGCCGCTAACAACTTGCACGATGACGATGCGGGGCGGCAGCCTATGACACTCACAGCCGATGAGCGCGCGTGGGTGCTCGAGACCGAGCGGCGATTCAATGACACGGCATGCGGGCTACAGAACGTGGCCTACACATACAGCCGTCACTGCATATGGCACCGCGATATTCGCGAGATGCCGCACATCGTGACGCGCTCACAACGCGAGCTCGCCGCAGTGTCACTCGCCGAGCGCGTGTTGCGCGGCGTCGAAAGGATTGGGGACATATGACAACCGACCACGAAACCGACGCGGCTTACTACCGCGGCTACGGCCACGACCTCGACACGATGATCGCCGCCGCCGTCAAGTGGTACGCCGAGCACTGCGGCCACGCCGCGCCCGGGCCCGGGCCTCACCAAGTGCCGAAGCTGCATTGGCATACCGACGATGGAACCATGATCATCGGCGCGCTCGCACAGTGGCTCGAGACGATCGCGGGCAACGCTGCCGGCAGCGCGTTTCTGAAAGCGTTAGACGTGGCCGTGAGCGGCCGCGCTACCGTGATCATGGCGCAAACGGCACACTATGAAGCTACGCGGGCGGGCGGCGCGTGAGCAAGCGTGTGCGTGAGCGCGTGCCGATTGGGCGTGAGGCTAGCGCCGTGGACGCGGTGTTTATGGCTCTTAGTCAGCATGATCTCGCGATCGTCGAGCAAGCGCGCGTGCTTACCATTGCGATCGCACTAATCACGTGCGTCAAAAAACGCGTGCGGGGCGATCGTGTGCCGCGCGATAACGTGCTTGCTTTCCTACGCACACACCCTGAATGGAAAGACCTAGCAAAAATCTACGCGCGCCTACGCCGCAAGGCACGCAGCGCGGGCGCGTGACGTTCACGGCACGCGCGTAGGTGACGGCGGCGCGGGCGCGGGCGTGGCACGGGCCGGCGCGCGCGTAGGCGCGGCCTCGGGCGCCGTGCACGGCTTGCGTTCGTGGTCACACGTGCACGTGCACCGTATGGTCGTGGGCCGCTGCAGCGCGAATTCGGGCGCGCACGCGGCGAGCGTGAGCGCGACGGCGAGCGCGTGCGCGGTGCGGGTCATTGTGCCAGCGTGGCCGGCACATAGTTTGCGCGAAAAATGATTGTCCCGGGAACGGCGGGCGGCGCGGCTAGTTTGACCTCGAACACGTCACCCGGAAGTATCGGGACTACCGGAAACGGTGCCGAGCGTATCGGCGGGCCCGAGACTGTAGTGTTCCACAAGAAAATGGTTGCACCGCGCGTGAGTCGAAAGTTCACCGTTGCCGTGGCCGTGTCGCCATTGAAAATTAGAATCCCCTGATTTCCGCTCTGCAGATCTGGAATGAGGCTTAGGCCCACCATTTGACCGCTAGCCGGAACGATTGGAATGGCTTGGTAAGCCGTTGTCAAAACAACGGCCGCGCGCATGATTCCTGTCGGAATTGGCACTTGCTGATAATTCCCACGGAACTCGCATGGTGTGCCGCCCGTTCCGCCACTGACTACCGCAACCAAGTCAGTAGTTAGTAACAATGGGAAGCCAGAATTGACGGGAAACGCATCGCCAAGCGCGGCGATCGGTGCTGCGCCATTGGCAACGTGATCGCCGTCCGCATCGTGGGCGCGAAATAGCAGTGTCAGTGCCGCATCGGCGTTATGTCCCGCGAACGTTGCCAAATTCATATATCCGGCCGGCGGCGCCGGGCAAATCGTTGCCGATGCTCCATTCGCAACACGTGCGAAGATCATACCGGTTCGCGGCGGCTCGACAATGTTAGACGCGCCGCCACCACTGCCCGCCGCGCCTACGCGCAGCCCACCATAGAACTTGTCATCGTTACTCATGACTGCACCGTGGCGATGTACAAGAGCGATGCGCCGCCGGCCGTGTAAGTGAGCTCGGTGCTACTGATCCCGATCGAGCACCCGAGCGTAAACACGTAAGGGATCGACAGTGAGAACGGCGTACGCCCGCCGGGCACCGGGATCACCATCTCGGGCACGTCACCCGCTACGGGCGCCGTGATTTTGTCGAATAGCTGCACGTAGAGCAGCCCCGCGGCCGCGTTGTAGCCTGCGACGCATTGCAGCATGCACGGGCCCGGGCACACGATGTCGGCGGCGAGCAACACGCCCTCACTACCGGCTTGGTGCTGGCCTTGAAAATACTGACTGACTGATGTTGATGGCATGGGTGTGGGAGCCTTTCAAAACGGAAAGGTGGCGGTATCGATCCGGCGCAGAAAATCCGCACAGTAAACAGGCGTACCGGGTTGCACTAGTGAACCGTTGTTACATCGCCATTGAAAGCCGAACCATGCCGGCGCGAACGTGGCCAGCGTGATCGAGCCAAGATGCAATCTTTGTCCCGCGTCATTGAACAACCAAAAGTGATAGACAGTTCCGCGCTTGTGCACCGCTACATATTCGTATGGTGCACATGTCGATTGAAACGTAACGCCGGACGCGTTGTTAGGTATCACAGTCAAGCCAGTCCCGCCGCCGTCGAATGATTGACCTTGAAACACGCAGCCGCCCGCATAATTTCCCAAAGCAGTCGACACAAATAGCGTGGGGTTAGGATGGCCACCAGTGTCCGCGGCCATACAGATCCCGAAAAACTCATCACCCGTATATCCAACGTTCGGCTTGAACACGCCAAGTCGTGTCCAAACAAACATGTTAGTAGCTGGCGCTGTCAGCGGCTTGCAATACACAGCCGGGTTGGGATTGTTTGCAACGTTGGTATTCCAGCTATGCAAGTGCATCCAACTTGCGCGCTGCGTGTTGAATACAACGTTACCGACACCTTGCGATAGACGTGCATACGCATCGGGTGCCGCAGTGCCAAGTGTCATCGCTTGGCTCGCGCCCGCTGTTGATTGAACGCGACAATCAAACCCAGTCGGAGTCGATGTGAATTCAACATCGTCTGTGTGTGGCAATGCTGGCTGTTGCCAAAGCGGCGCGCTGCCGGACGCGGCCGGCGCAATCCCTAGCAGGGCTTGCAGCTCCGCGACGGTCCCCGCCTTGATCGCGCCACTCGCGAGCCGCACTAGCACAGTCGACGGCGGCATTGTGATCGCGTGCGGTGTGTTGTCGACGTCGGCGGCGATCACTGTGTTCGCGTCGAACAATGCAGCGGGCACGGCAGCATCGGCCGTCGCTTGCGCGGCCGCAGCTGCAGCGCGCGCGGTCGAATCCGTTCCGCTCACCGGCCCAATGAGAGCCGCGAGGTCCGCTCCAGTGCCCGCAAAGATGTCACCCGTATCGGCGCGCATAAGCGCCGTGGACGGCGGCATAAACACGGGCACGGGCCCGAGGCCGCCGTCGCCGTCGAGCGCGCAGAGCACTGTGTTGGCCGTGTCGAATATGTCCGGCGGGAGCACGGGATCACGCCACTCGGCGTTCAAGTCATCGAGCGCGGTGAGCACTTGCCCGGCCGTGGGTGGTGCCGCGCCGCTCACGTCGATAGGATCGCCGCCCGTGCACGTGAGTGCGTTCGCTTGATCGGCCGTGCCGCCGCCGGGATCGCCGCCGCCGGTAGGGTCGAGCCATTCGGCGTGTGTGGCATCGAGCGCGGTAAGCACTTGCCCCGGCTCGGGCGCGGGCGCTTCGGACACATCGACCACGCCCGATAGCGTTTTGAGCCGATATGCGAGGCCGCTTAGAACGTTGTCTAGAAAGCTCATCGTATGACCTCAATTGTTACGCGGCCCGGGATCGAGGAACGTTATACGGATCTGCCCTACGGCATCTTTGCCCGGCCCGGCCGTGCCCGGCAGCCATAGCGCTCGGTACTCGACGTTAGGATCGATGATAATCGGCGCGCCCGGGTAGGCCGGCGGCGTGTAGTCATTCGTGATCAAGCGAAAGCCGCTCGCCGCCGGGCCGGACGCGCCGCCGGCGATCGACGTGAACACAGGTAGTGGCGGCGTTGTGGTGCTGTAGTCCGCGGCCGGCCGAGACTGGCCGTCACACGAACTCGCCGCGCCCGCATTGAACTGATAGATGATCCACTCGATTTTTTGCAGCTGCGCACCGCGCGGCAGCTCGATCGGCCACCAGTGAAACCCGCCAGCGTTCGCGGACTCGACGTTACCAGCAGAGTTTATGAGCGGACTGTTAGCGCTAGCCGTCATCACACTTACGAGCGGGATCAGTGAGACGCGTTGTTTGAATCCGGGCGTAGCGCCGCCGAGCGGATATACAACTTCGCCCGCGAGAACCACGTTGCCCGCTACGTTACAGTCACCGAACGCGTTGACGTTCGCCACTGCAGTGATCGTTGTGGCCGTAACTGCGTTGCCGGCGAGAATATCGCCCTCGTTTGCGGGCCACGTAGCCCAATCAAACACCCCGGACGGCTGCCGCCGGATAACCATTGTCTCGTCAATAACAAACAGCCCGAAGCTGTCATAAGCACTGTTATCGGGCCGCCATTTACTGTCAGATATGTGCCAGCGCGCATTGAGCGTGATCGCCAAGTGCCCGAGTACGTCATCGATGCCGGTAAACAAGCGCACCCAGCGCGACGCATCGGCTTTGTAGTCTAAAACCAGTTTCCACGGGCCTATCCCGCCGCCCGCGTGGCCCGGCGACTCCCACAACGCTACGCCATTGTCCGCACTGTCAACGCGTTGTGGCGCGGCCGTGAACGTGTTGTCCTCGTTGAGCTGCGCTGCGTTGTCTGCGCGCGCCTTTAGGTAAGCCGTGCGGTTCGCGAGCCGTTGCGCGATGTCCTGAACATTCTCGGCGGCGAGGTCGTGCGTATCGGTACCCTCGGGGACCGTTATCGGCGTGTCGAATGTCGCGGCTTCGGTGAGGTCGATCATGGCTGGTTTTCTCCGTGCACGCAGTGACACAAGTCAGTGAATATCGATCGTGACGGCGCCCGGGATATCCCAAAGCTTGCCGAGGTCATCCCAGACGTCACCCGTGGGGAAATTCCAAAGCTCGCCGCCCGGTGCGAGCACCACGAGCTTCCCTTGACAGTGCGCGGCGTTCCATTCGTTTGGAATGAGCCGCAGCTCGGCCACTTGCTCGGGCGTGGGCGATGCGAACACAGACGTATAGTAAAAGAGCCACCATCGGGCCCACTGATCGGGCCGGCCATCGGGTGAAAAGCTCGAATCGCTACGCGTGATGACGCCGTCCACGTCCATATCGAACCGCCTACCGTTTCGGTAGATGAGCGCGACGGGGAAATTGTTGGGCGCGTAGTACGCGTAGATTTGCGCGAGCATCGCGTAAGGCCCGCCGCGGTGCCGATGGCCGTCAAGCCAGATCGTCAAACGCTCTGCGTACGTCGCATCGGTCTCGCTTAGGCCACGCGAGATCCGCCGCTCGCGACCGATCACCGCGAGCGAGTCCGGCGCGTAGTAGCCGGGAAACCGGAACTTGACGCCCGCCGTGAGCGCATCGCCGAACGCGTCACACAACAAGCCGAACGGGTAAAGGTACTTCTCGGCCCACCCAATACGCAGCCACGGCGGGCAGCTTTGGCGCAGCCGATCGCGAAACGTAGGCGTGACGTAAACCGCATCGCTACTCATAGCGAAGCTCCCTCGGGCACGGGCACCTGGTGAATGACCTCGGTGCCGAACGCCACGAGCACGCCAACTTCGGTTGTCGCGAGCGTTGTGTCACTCGCCGGCGATGACACGAGCACGTGAAAGATCTGTGGCTGCAGCGCAGCGGCTACGGCCGCACGTATCGCATCCTGAAAAATGAATCCCGGCGGCGTGGGCGTGAGCAGGTTCCCGCCGATCGGTTGCGCTGCAAAAAAGTTCGCGACACGCAGCCGAATCAGATCGCGGATCTGGTCATCATTGTTGCCGCTTGTGTTGTAGACCCATGCTTCATACGAGACCGTGAACGGCACGGGCACCGCGGACTCGGTGCTACTCGAGACGGCGAGCGGCGTAGCCTCGCGCTGAATATTTTCATTGATGATATCGACGTCACTCGGCGCGACCACACCATCGGGATCAGCCACGATCAGCGTGACGTGCCCGTAGCCATCCTTGAGCACGCGCGTGCGCGTGATCCCGATGTTCTCGCCGGGCGCGCGCTCCGAAATCCGCGCGGCGTACGCGTACGCATCCCACGGGCCCATGGGTGAGAGCGAGCCGAGCTTTTCACGGCAGCGCGCGCGCAGCGCCGCATCGGACTCGGCATCGCTACCGACCACGGCGGCGGGATTCGTGCACGTCACTTGAATCAGAAACGTCGTGAGTACGGTGATCGTATCCGGCCCGGCCGTGCTCGTGTTGCCCGCCTCGACGGCTTGGATCGGGACGTCGGTTAGCGTCACGCCCGCGCCGAGCGAGATCGCCGCGGTGTTACGGTATGACTTACCCGTGCTCGGACTCGAGACAATCAGGTCATCGGGATCGAGCGTGAACACGCCGCCGCCGCCGTTCGTGAGCGTGATCTTACCCGTCGCGAAAGTCGCATCGATGCGCTCGACGCCATAGACGTAGCGCGCGCATAGCGTGAGCCAATCGTCCTCCGCTAGTTCCATGAATCCCGATGCCGCGATCTCGGCTTGCAGCACCGAGAACGAGCTCAAGATCGCAGACACGGCCACGCTCACCGTGCGGACGATCGCGCCCGCGGCCCACGACGTGGTGCTCACGCCGAGCGTTGCGTAGATGCGATACATCGCCGCTTGAACTTCATCGCGTGATGCCGGCTCGGTGAGATCGTCGAGTGAAAAAAGCGCCATGTGTTAGCCCCCGATCGTTTGAATGAGCACGCCCGCATCGGTGACGGCGAACACGAATTGAAACGGACGCAGCGCGGGATCGTAGGGCGTGATCGACACGCTCACGGTGAGCTCGCTCCCGAGCGCGTCACTCGCGATCGTGATCTCGGCAGCGCCTACGCGCTCATCTTTGCTCGCCTCATTGATGCATCGGGTCTCGAGCGTGCGCAGATCGCCGAATGTGCTGCCGTGATTCAAATACGCCTTGAGGTCGATCCCGTAGTTGGGATCGTCGAGCAAGCCACCGCGCGGACACGTCAAGCGACGGGTCACGGCCTCGGCGATCCCCTCGGCGCTATCGGGATCCGTTTCGTCGAAGTTTTCTGTCATGTCCTGCACGCATGACAGATCCCGGCCGAAGCCTAGCGGCGGCTCGGGCGTGATTTGCACGCGTTGCATCGTCGCGATCTGCGTTTCGAGGTCGTTGGTTACGATCGCGTTCATAGTCACAACACCTTGAACACTTGAGAAAACGCAGCCCACGCCGCGGGATCGAGCACCACTAGAGCGAGCGCGTTCGCGTGCGTGCCGCCACTGATCGGTGTGGCGGCGATCGCGGCATCGAGCTCGGTGCCGAGCGCGCCCGCCGCACCATCGAACGCGTAGAGCCGCACGCCCGCGGTAGCGAGCAAGCCTTGAAACGCGACGATGATCTCAAGGTTCGCGTTCACGGCCGCTACTTGCAGCTCGAGATTCGCGATTAGCGCCGCGACGGCGGCGATCTGCGCGCTCATCGACGGCACGGGCAGCCCGAGCGTGATGCCGAGCTGCACGCCGAACACGATTTGCTGCGCTTGCGCGAGCTGCGCCGCAAAGTCGATCGGTTGTGGTGCGAAACCGGCGAGCGCGTCTAGCCGTGCCTCGATGTCCGGCAGCGCGCCGTTGATGCCGGCCACGCCCGCCGCGGCCGCGACCGTAGCTGCCGGGATCGTCTCGCCGATCGTCAAGTTGCCTAGGGTTGCAACGGTCATGCGATCGAGACCTTTCCCGAGCCGCCCGTGATCACGCCCGATGTTTCATTGAGCGAGAACGTGAGCACGCCCGTAGCCGGCGACGGCACGCCGCCCATGATGATCGTCCCGCTAAACACGGCCGGCGGTAGTGACACGCTCACAGGATCGCCTTGACGTGCCGCCGGCTGCCCGGCCTCATCGCCGATGGTGATGTGCACGGGCGAGAATCCCGCCACACCCACGCCCGCGTAGTGCGTGAGTATGGGCTGCGCGTGATCGCCCTCGATGAATTGCACGATGACCTCGGCACCGGGTGAAAGCTGATTCGCCACACCGGCCACGCCCGGCCATTGCGTGATCGACTGCAGATCGGGCAAGCCGGCTTGTTTGCGCACGGCCTGCAAGTCGCAACGCCCGCCACTCTGTGACACGACGCGATAGCGATAGACGCCATACAGCGGCGCGTCCGTGCACCGCTCGACGATGGCACGTAGCACTGTAGCGAGCCGGCTCGCCGAGCTCGCATCACCGCCGCACCACGCGATCACGCGCGGCGGCTTGTCGCGCTCGACCACGTACTCAAGATCCCGCACGGTTTGCGGGCCTTCGATGCGCGCATCGGTGATCGTCGCGCCGATCGGCAGCTTGCCGATGTCATCGGCCGCTAAGAGCACCACGCGGGAGGCGGGATCGTAGCCGAGCAACTCATAGTCCGCGGCGTGCACGGCCACGGCCGGGCGCGGGCCTACGTGTGTAACGCCCGCGTAGTCAACCCACCACGTCACGCCGCCGGCCACGCGCTCGAGTACGCCGCTCGCGAGCTCGGCGCTGCGCACGAAATCCGGCCCGAGCCGATCGGCCGCGGGCGCGAATGTGCCGAGCGTTTCGCCGGTTTGGCGCGCGGCATCGGCCGCCACTAGCTGCGCCTTTACCCCGGCATCGTTGTGGTAGTCGAGCGCGGGCAGCGTGCGGCTCCACCCGCCCGCGCCGCCGACTAGCCGCAGCTTGCGCGAGCCTACGAACGCGCCGGCTTGTGACGTCACTACGGCGCCCACGAATGACGCCGCGCCGATCGTGAGCGTGCACGGGCCCGTGAGCGCGGGCGCATCGGTGAGCTCGACCTCGGCGACCCACGGGCCGACATTGCCCACGCGTAGCGTCACCGCGCGCACATCGTGACCATCGAGTGTGATGAGCGCGGTCATGGTTGCGCCCGTGCGGCCTCATTGCGTAGGCGCGCGGCGTCAAGCTTCGCCTCGCGTTTGAGTTCTTCGGGATCTTTTTTCTCGGCTTGCGCGCCGTCCGGCTTGGCAATCGATAGCTTCGGCTTGCGGAATTCGATGAGCTTGATCTCGATCGTCCACTCGCCGTCACCCGTTTGGATCGGTGCGAGTATTTCCTCGATCACCACACTGCGAATGTTCACGGCGGCCGTGATCGGGTGCGTGATGTCGAATGCGCCTTGCAAGCGCCCGAGCGGGATCGCCTCGATGAATGGCTTGAACGCATCCCATTCGTTCCAATCCTCGACGGTATACAGCCGAGTTTTGATCGAGAAATGCGCGAGCTTTTTGCCGTGAAACACGACAAACGCGCCGGACATGCCCGGGCCTTTTTGCTCATCCCATTGGCGCGGCGAGCCGGCGCCTACGACCTCGCAAATCCCCGGCACGGTGTGCCCGCCGAGATTGCAGTCATCCTGCCATTGCGTAATGGGATTCCACGGCATGGCGGTTACGCTCCCGCCGGTGTGCCGGCCGCGGGCGCGCCGAGCTGCAGCGCCACGGACTCGAGCACGGACTCAAGCTCACGCCGAAACGCCATAGCGAGATCACGCGGCTTGTCCGTGGCGCTTTGGATCACGATCTCGCCGATGGTGATGGTCACGCCGCCGCCGGCTGCGCGCCCGCCGCCGCCCGCCGCTGCGGGTGCGGACGGTACCGTCACGAGGTCGGCGGCCGCGTCACTCACGGCCGGCGCGCCCTGGTCTATGCCTTGCTCGACGCCCGCCGGGATCTCGAGTCCGATGCGCGCGAACACTTTGGACGGCGAATGACTCTCCAACACGCTTTTGAGCGTGTCCATTGCGGCTTTCGCCAAACCACTAACGGCATTCTTGATCGCCGTGTAGCCGGCCGTGATGCCGTCAACGATCCCCTTCCATAGGTTGCGACCGATGTCCGTCCAATCGAGCTGATCCCAAATCGTGTAAACGAGCTTCAAAATTTGCCAAAAACCCCAAAGCGCCGCCGCCGCGAGAATCCACGGCAGCGCCATAAGCGCGAATTCGGCGACCACGGGCGCCCACGCAACGGCAGTCTCGGCACCGGCGATCACTGCTTTGGCAACAAATTTCAGCATGCTCATTTGCATCTTGCCGAGCGTGCCGAGCACATCGAGCGCGAACTTTCCCGCGAACAAAACACCGAGCGCAGTGAGCGCGCCCGTGATCCCTTTGACGGCATCGGCCGCTAGATCAAAAGTGTCCTCGAACGTCTCGACTTGATGCTTTTTGTCATCGCCGAACGTGTGATCCCACCACTTGCCTAGCAGTATGAACGCGTACTCAACATCGAGCGCGCCGAGCACTAGGCCATCGAAAAACGCCCGCGCTTGCGGCGCTAGCTTGGTGATGCCGTCGAGCAACGGTTGCAACAAACCCGTGATCACTTCTTTCAAGCCGCGCCCGGCCGCGGTGCCTTGCCCAAACAAGTCGAGCACCATCTTTAGTGCGGCAAGAAAAGGCTCGATCTTGATGTTACCGAATAGCGAGTTGTAGGCTTCCTTCTGTTTTTTGGCTTGCACCGTGAGCGACAGCATTTGCTTTTGGGCGAGGCCGCCGAGCTGCGATTTGACGCGATCAGTCATTTTCGTGACCGATTGACCCATCAAATTCGCGCCGGCCGCCATTTGCGCGAATGCTGCGCCCGCCGCTTTGCCTTGCGTCGATGTCTTGATCGCTACGCCTTGCAACGCGCTCGAGAGATTCCCGCCGCGTAGCCCTAGGCCATACAGTTCTTTCTGTAAGCCGGCGAGCTCATCGCGCCCGAGCGCCGAGGACGCCGCGACCTCATCGAGCGAGTCTTGCATTTCCTTAGCGTTGCCGCCCGCGAATCCCCACATGCTGCGAAGCTTAGTCATTCCCTCAAGCTGCAAAAGCTCATCGCGCCGTGTGTCTTGCACCGCTACGCCGTATGACAAGAGCGCGCCCGTGGCGACCACGGCCGCAGCACCGATCGCGAGAAACCCGGCCGCGACCACGGCCGGGCCTAGGCCACCCATCTTAGTGATCAAGCTACTGACAGCCGAGCCGATCTGCCCGAGCGGCCCGGGCAGCTTCGATGACTCGCTCACGAGCTCGGCCATGCGTTGCTTTAGGCTTTTGGCGCCGGTGCCCGCGCTGCCGAACTTGCCGCCGAGCTCGACGTATGCGGATTGTAGTTTGCCGATCGAGCTGATTTTTGCGTCAATCGAAGCTTTCAGCGACTTGAACTGATCGGTATTTTCTTGCCCGGCGGCCTTCAGATTACGCATCGCCTTTTGCATATCGGCGAGCGCTTTACCCTCGTTGACGATCTCGGTCTGCAGTTTTTTCAGCGCCTGTGTCGCGGACTCAACACTGCCGCTCATCTCATCTTTGAGCTTGAGCAGAAACTCGGCGGTGTTGTCGGCGGCCATGGGTGCGCGTCACGCTTTCGTAAGAGCTTTGCGAATGATCTTGAGGTCGATGAAAAACTCGAGAATTTGAGCCGCACCCACATATTGGCGTGCGAGCTCGTTATCGTGCTCGCTCTCACGCACGCCCAAAGCCGCGAGCAAACACCGGCACGCGACCGCGTCATCGGTGCGTGATTTCGCCCGCAGCTCTACGATTTTTTTGAAACCTCCCCGGTGCGATGTCCGGCGAGCTCGACCACGGCCGATGCGATGCGCGAAAGCGTGGCCGGCAGCTCATCGAGTAGCAGATCGAATTCGGCGAGCGATGGGTGCACCACGCACGGACGCACTAGCGCGGTGACGTCATCGACCGTGAACGATCCACGATCTTGGAAGCGCCGCCATTTGAGCGCGTGCGGGCGTTGCACCACGACCAAGCCCCGATCGGTTTCGATGGTCTGTAGCTTCACACCGATCGCGCCATGCTCTGCGACCAAGCGCCCGAGCGCTTGCTCATCGGCGAGTGCGCGTTGCTCACGCTCGATGGCGGCGGCCTCATCGGCATCGTTCGCGAGCGTTTCACGTGCGGCTTGCAGCTCGGCGCGTTGCGCACGCAGCGCGCGTAGCTGTTTCGCGGCCTCGGTCAATTCGGGTTCACTCATGACTGTGTCCTTGCGGTTTTAGGTGCGGTGAACGTGGCGGTTAGTGGCCGGCCGCGCGCGCGCGATCAGATCGCGTCACGTGGATCAAACAACACGAGACCGTTGCGCCGGATGAGCATCGGGCTGCATTCGAATTCCTCTTTGAGTGGATCGGGCGATTCCTCGTCAGACGTGGTGCTACCCGTCCACACGCAGCCCTCGATCACGACTTGGATCGTGGCTTCATCCGGCTCGATGTATTGGACATCGACCTCGAATTGCGTGTCCCCGTAGCCGGTCTCGCCCACGAGTGACGCGCTTGCTAGCAGCTCGCGAATGTCTTGGATCGTGCGTTTCCAGCCGCCGAGCTTCACAGGATCGGGCGTGTACTTGCCGAGCGATCGGCCGCGTGGGCCGTGATGCCGGCCCATGCCGTAGGCGTAAGATCTCTCTCTTTTATCGGCAAATGCGACCGAGGTCAGGCCGTATATGCGCTCGCTTTTCACTTTGAGAATGATGGAACCCCAGCTGAACTGATTCCCATTCACGCGGATTTGATCGCCCATATTCGTGATCTCCTTAGGTGGCGCGCGTGCGCGTCATGCCGCTCTTAGCTGCAGCGCTGGGTTTGTGAATCCAACCGAAATTTGGATCGTCTCGGGATATGCGAGCGGCACCACGCGCAGATCACCCGTGAGCACGCGCGTGCTCAAAAGATTGTCCGTGCGCGAAAGCACGAACGTCGAATCGCTGGCTTTTGGCTTCGAAAGCAGCACCGCGCGCAGCTGCGCATTCGCGCCGGCCTCGATCTCGAGCGCTTCGGTTTCGAGGATGAATCCCGAGGTCTTGTTGACCAAAATCGGCTTGTTTAGCCGCAGTATGAAGTACGCGCGCACGGTCTCGTGGGCGAGATTGAGCACGCGCCGATGCGGCAGCAATTGAAAGTCCGATCCCGTGGGTGAGAACACGCGCGGGCGATTCACATACACGCCCACGCCGTCCCAAGTGCGCAGCACCGCAAAGCGCAGATCATCCAAACCCGGGTTGAGTGATTCGTCATGCTCATCGGGATTGCCGTTGACGTCACGAATGGTCACGCCTTCGAGCGAGCCTAGGTTCACGTCCGCAATGTCGATCTCTTGCGAGACGTTGGCTTCACGCGCGGCGGCGGCGATCGCTGGGCTGCGCCGATACTGCCGGCCCGATATCGAGGACAAGATCTTGCAGCCGCCCGAGTAGAACGATCCGTATTTGCTCGAGTGCGCTGCCGAGATCACGCCCATGGCCGTGTTGTATGCGGCCTCGGTCTCGCCGATGGTCGGTATGCGCGTGCCGCCGACCCACGCGCGGTACTTGCCCGCGGCCGCCATGCCGGCCATGGCGATGTCACACGCATCGCTCGCCGCGCCGTCCATTGGGCCCACGATCTGAACTAGCTCCCAAAGCGTGGCCGATGCGCCGAGCGCGGTGAGCGCGGCTTGCAGCCCCGTGGCATCCCAGAGCGGGCCCGTGGCGTGCACCGTGTGAACGTCGCCGGCTACGACCGTGCCGGCGGCGAAATCGAACGTGATGCCGGAATCGCCGAGCACCGCGACCACGGCAACACCGAGTGCGATCTCGGGTGAGAACGTGCGGCCCGCATCGAGGCTATAGACATACGTGATCCCGGCCGCGGCGATCGTTCCGCCCTTTTTGAATTTGATGACGGCCTCATAGTCATCGAGCGGCACGCCCGTTGCCGTTACGACCGTGGTGCCCGTCGCGGTGCTGGTCACGGTGCCGAGCACACCGGCCGTCGCCGATGCTGCGCGCACGAAAAGCACGGGCCGCCCGTAGAGCGCCATGTAATGCGCGGCGGCCTCGACCATGGACCCGATGCCGTATGTTGCTTGCGCATCTTTGATGCGGCCGAACGTCGCCGGCACGGCCACGGGCCCGCTACTGCTACAGCCGATTACGGCGTGCAAGCGGCCGGCACTGGGCGGGAGCACGCCGAGTGCGCCGTCGAGCTCGGTGATGATAACGGACGGTTGTGTCATGGCGTGATGTTCCCTTCGGTTACGTCGAGTAGTGAGACGTCAATGTCAGACGAAACGTGCGTGCCGGCGGCGATCGCGTCATCGACGGCGTCAATGACATCGGAGTCGCCGATCGCATCCCACACGGGGGATTGAATGGTCGCGGTAATGCGGATCGTGCCGCCCCATCGCCGCTCGAGTTTTTCGACGGCCCAACCTTCGGTGCGAATCAAAAACGTGCCGTGCGCGCGCAGATACACGGCGCGGTGCCACGCATCACGAAGCAAGCGCGTGGCGTGGTACTGCTTGAGCTCGTTCTCGGGATCGCTCGGGTCTTGACCTGTGATGTAGACAGTAAAGAGCTCATCGAGCACGGCGATCGTTCGCGGTGCGCCGCCCGGGTTTCGTGCCGGCAGCGTGTAGCCCATATTTCCCGATGGGTCGCCGGGCACCCACGCAATGCGGGACGTCGTTTCCATGTGCTGCCCGGGCACGCGCCACCCAAAAAGGTTCGGCACGCTCGACATGCCATCGACGGCGAATTGCGCGATGACGCCGAGGTATAGGCTTTCGAGGCCGAGCAAGATCATGGCGGCGTGTCCTTGCCACTCATGAGATCGCCGAAGTGTTTCTCAAACACCGCTCGAATCTGATCGCTCATACGGCCTGGCAAGCCGTTGATAGGAATGATCGGCCGCGCGACCTTGCCGCGCACTGTTCCCTTGTGGTGCCGTGCCTCGATGCCGATCACGCGCATCACAATCGTGTCGCCTACTGCGGCAACGCCTACGGCTTTCGCGGCGTGCTCGAGCGGCTTGCCGCCGTCTTGTTTTGGTTTCCACGCTTGGCCGTAGGCCGTGGTGCTCGCCGCGATCGTGCGGTGAGTCTCGGCGCGCATCGCCGCCGCGACATCGGGCGCGGCATCGACGGGCAAATCCGAAAGCTTTTGGATGCGCTGGATCCAGCTATCGACCGTGGACATCGCCGCCACATTTTCCGGCGCGACGGTCATGAGAATGTCCCCGATCCCGATTCGTCCTCGGATTGCCCGGCGACTTGTTGAACGTCGGCCCATACGTAGGGCGAAGCTTCGGTGTAGCCACGCGGGAAACCGCGCGTAACACCGCTCGCGTCTGTGTCCGCGCGCAGCGGTAGATCAAACAAACCCGTGTTGGAATTCGCGGCTTCGAGCAAATCGCGATCGGCACCATCGGCCGCTTTCTTGTACTCGGCGATCTGCTCATCGAGCGAGTGCACGCCGCGCTTGAGCCACGCGCGCATGGTCACGAGATCCGTAAGCCAGCGATGCACCATGATCGGATACGGCAGCTTGAACGGCGCGTCATAGCGCTTGCACAGCCGTGCATCGATGTTCGCGGACTCGAGCAAGAGTCTTTGATCAAACCAGCCGGGCGTACGCGCCTCGATCTCATCCACGAACGTCGCCGGCATGTCTGTAGCCAGACGAAACTCGGTGAGTGTGAGATATGCGATCGTGGGCATGGCGGCGGCTGCGGGCGTACGGGTGACGTGGCGTGCGGACGTGGCGCGACGTAACAAGCCGCACGCGTGCGATCGGTGATGTCGATCAAGCGCGCGCGTGCGGCTACCGTGTTCAGGTTCCCGGGCACTTGAAAAGCAAGTACGGGTGACCATTGAGCACCGAGTTGCGACCCTCGGTAAGCCACTGATACTCACGGATTCGAGCGAGCTGCGCTGAATTTTGCGGGCCGTAGTAGAGCACCGAGAACGGGTCTCGATTGATATATGCAAACGCGCCGAGCTCGTTATTGGTGATCTCCTCCATGGCGAGGTAATAGGTCTTGTCATCGCCGCCGAATGCCGAGCCGAGCTCGGCGGCCTCGATGGGTTGACCTAGGCCGAAGTTACGGACCACGGCCTCGATGTCACCGCTACCACCCGAGTTAGCGTTGATGGCTTGCGCGATGAATTTCGCGTTCGTGATTTGCTGCGCGCGCGCCACCAATGCCGGCGGCACGATGATCTGCGCGAGCTGCAAAAAGCGTGGGTCCTCGCCGTTCGGCATCTTGATCGATGCGACGTATGCGATCGCCTTAGCGATGTTCGCTACGGCCGTCTCGACCGTCACCGAGCCATCGATCGGCACCGCACCCGGGTATGCACCCGCGGCCGCGCCGGTAAAGATGTTCGCGAACGTGCCGGCGGCCGTGTTGAACGGGTTGACCGGGTGCGCTGCGCTGAACATGGCTTGCCCGTCATACGTGAGGCCGTTCGCCAAGATCGAGCGCGCTACCATTTTTTGGGGCCAATACGCAGCATAGGCGCCCATTTGCCGAGACCAATGGGTCGCATAGTCGATGCCGTTGCCGTCAACGTCCTCGAATTGTTCTTTCTTGATCTTGAGGCCGGCGGCTGCGTTGATGTGCTCGACCTCGGTGGTCTGTGAAACGATGTCCTCGAATTCGACGTTGCCGCCGCGGCCGGTTTGCTGGATGCGCGCAGTGTCTAGCAGCCACGAAACGCGCTCACGTTTCGCGCCACTGTTAGGCCCGGTTTTGGCGATCTTGTTCCACCACAGTTTAGAGAGCAGCCGTTCGTATTCGCGCGCAGTGATGACGCGCATATTCGACTCGAGATCAAACACAAATGACGGGGTAATCGCGGGCATGACTGTTTAGGTCCTTTCGGTGTTAGGAGTGCGGCCCGCGCTCACGGCGCAGTGTCGTAGTTGAAATAAACGAGCACGCCCTTAGCGGCTTGAACGTCGAAAATCATGCCGGCCTTGCTTCGGCCCGTCGCATCGATCGACACGGTTTGGTTATCCTTGACCGCGCACACCTTGCCGCGATCGGTGATCGCGATTGGCGCGACCGTGTCATTGACCCACCACGTGAGCTGTATTTCCTTCCACAGCTTCACTTGCACCTTGATGACGCCATCGGCTGTTTTGGACTCATGCCAAATACCGATCGGTACCAACGTGGTCGCGGTCTTTGCGTTGATGACGCTGCCGTCCGTGGTATCGAACGCGGCGATCTTGCCGCGCTCGCAAACCTCGCCGGTTTTGGGCGCAAAGCTGTAATAGCCCCAATGGGCCTCGGTGATCATCCGTTCCATAGCGTTGTATCCTTGTGTCGAGAGGGCTTGTTAGGTGCGCGTGGGAACGGGTCAAACCCCGTTGGGAACTTTGGTTGCAGCGGCTACGAACTTCGAAACGCCGAGCTCTAGTTTGTGCTCGGTCGAGTGCACGCCCGTAGCCGAGCCGAGCAAACCCATGCGTGCGTCGAGGGCTTGCTTTTCACCCGGCGGCAAGTGCGACACTTCGCCCGAGCCTTGCGACTCACCGCGCGTGCCACCTACGCCCGCGCTTGTGGCGAGTGGATTGTTGCCGAGCGTGCCGGTTAGCTTCGGCATCGCGGCGATGTGCTCGCGCACTAGCGTCATGGGCGCGCGCTCGAGTAGTGAGCGCATCTCGGCCGTGAGATCAGGCCGTGAGGCGATCAGCTTCACACGCTCGGCCGCCACGTCACGCTTAGCGAGCTCGGCGCGTAGCGCTTCGGTTTGCTTTTGCGCGGCGAGCGCGATGCGGTACGCCGCTGCAGCTCGCCCCTCTTTTTTCGGCGGCTCATCACCATCCGGTTCGGCACCGGCGGCGGCCGCGGCTTTCGCGTCATCGTCATCGTCATCGCCGGCAGCGGCGGCGGCGGCAGCGGCATCGTCATCGCCCGCCGGCGCATCTTTCTTCTTGGGCTCATCGCCATCGGGTTGCATGTCGAGCGCGGCGAGTGCGCGCTTAGCTGCAGCGGCGTTTGCGTCCTCGCCTTTCGCGGCTTCCTCTAACGCCGCGCGCGCAGTCTCATACGGTGATTTATCGGCAGCCATGGCTGTCATTCCTTTCGTCGCGATCACTGGACTCGCGATCGTCGCGAGCACGGTTGTTAGAGCGCCGAGCTGATCGGCGAGTCCTGTAACCACGGCCGATGCGCCGTGAAACACTTTGGCTTCGAGCTGCGCCACGCTTTCGGCCGTGAGTCCGCGCGCCGCTCGACCACTTGCTACGAGCTCGAAAAACACACCGGCCATCGAGTCCACGATCGTTTGCGTAGCCGCGACCTCGGCATCGGTGAGCGGCGCCATAGGGTGGCCATCGGCCTTGCGCGCGCCACTCGTGATCACCGCCACACGCAAGCCGCGCGCAGCGTTCGCCGCGGTGATGTCCTCGCGACAAAAGAAAATCCCGATCGAGCCTATGAGCGATGTCTCGCTAAGCGTGATCGTGTCGCATTGGCTCGCGAGCGCGTACGCCGCGCTGCAGCAATCGCCCTCGACATAGGCGTGCATTTGCTTCCCGGCCGCGGTGCACATCGCACGCAGCGCGCGCGCGCACTCAAAACAGCCGGACACTTCGCCGCCGGGCGAATCAAATCGAAGGATCACCGCACGAGCACTGGAGCCGCAAGCCGCCGCTACACGCGCGGTGATCGCTTCGAAGCTATCGAAACACGGGTGGGCGTGTTGCTCGAGTGGCCCGCGAATGTCCACGATCACCGCATCGCCGGCCTCGACGTTTTCCGGCGCGCTGCTACCGAACATCTCGGCGAGTGCATCGGGCCATATCGCGAGAATGCCGCGCCGCTCGTAGGCGTTTCGTGCGTGCGCGCTCATGCTGCGGCCTCTTGCGCGGGCGCGGCCGCGGGCGTGGACGTAGGGCCCGGCGCCGGTTTGATCGGCACCACTTGCCCGCCGGGCGCTGCCGCGGGCGTGCTCGTGACATCGGGCACGCCGTCACCATCGAAATCGCCGCGTATCGGTACGCCGTAGCGTTGCGCGAGTGCGGCCACGTCGAGCTGCATGCCGTGCGCACCGAGCGCCGCGGTCATCTGGATCATGGCGTTTGCGAGCGTGAGCACCGAGTTAGCCGCGGCCGCGCGATCTTGTGGCGGCGTGACATCCCATTCCATCGCTGCCAGTTTGGTTAGGATCTTGTCCTCGCCGTATTTCAGCGCGACGAATACCGGGATCCCTTGCGTGTTGACTGTGTAAGCGAGCGCGTCCGCAGTGGACTGTATGAGGTCGGCTCGGATCGACTGGTGAATGTCTTTGTTCGAGAAACCCACGCCGCCGTCTGTCGTGACGGTCTGTCCCGCGATCGCGATCTGAAATTCTTTGTTCTGTTGCTCGATCGTTTGATTGAACGACTCGAACCCACGCCCGTTGCTTTCGATCAGCTTGACCTCATACCCGGGCGTCATGCCGAACACAGAGTTGACGCCCCACGCCATGATCTGCTGGAAGAAACTTTGCTGTTGCGCTTCGGTCGAGCCTTGCGGCGCCATGGCAACGCGTGCGGGGTTCGCTAACTTGGCTTCCCAATTGTCCTTGTGCCAATTCGCGTGCTCCTTACGAATGTATGCGCGGCCCACTGCACGCCAAAGGCCCGTTTGCCATGGCGCTACACGGCCGCCGGGCACGTGTAAGATCCATCGACCGTCACCCGGAAACACCGGCAGCCGGCCCACGGCCGAGCGGTAATAGAAGCGGTTTTCAGACCATACGTATTGTAGATATTGCGGATCGAGCCGCACCAATACGGGGAACGCACGCCCCTCGACGGGCAGCAATTCGGCGATGCCAACACCACACAAGATCCCGTCCGCTGCTAACAACGCTAGTTCCTGCGGCGGGAACATGTCATCGAACGTCGAGCGCACCGATTCGTGCCCGGCCTCGAGCTCGGCCACGACCTCGGCATCGCCCCTAAAACGTTTCGGCAAACGGACTAGGCCATCGGTGCGTGTCGAGAGAACGCCGGACAAGTGGCCGTCTTTACGCGCGGCAAGCATGAGCATGCCCGGGCCCGTGAGGTCGCCGGTATCGGCCGAGCGCTCGGCGGATTCGAGATCCGCCATGTACCAACGAACTTTGCTAACCGTGGCGGGCACGAGTTGCCCGCCCAACATCTCGCGCATTTGCTGCACGTTCGGCGAGTCGATGTCATACAGATACGCAGGCTGATCGGGCAGCGCGTATGTCGAGATCCCCAGCAGCGCCGAGCGGGCCGCTTGTGAGATCCGTTGTGTGAGACTCGCCACGCGTGAACGTGTGACACAACGTTTTGTGCGTTAGGGCGGCAACGGAACTACGCGCGCCGGCTGTAGTCTAGATCCCAATCGGTCGCGGTGATGCCGTAGGTGCGTTGTAGCGCAGCGCGCGCGTGCGCGTCCGGCCGCTTGATCCCCGTTGCCCAATCGCTAACAGATTGATGCGACACACGGCAGCGCGCCGCTACGTCGAGCGCGCGGGCGAGCTGTAAGAGCGCGAGTAGCGAGCGGCGCCCTCGCGTCATCGTTATTCGTTGCGCCATGCGTCCATTGCTCCATAGGGATCGATCACGCGCTCGGCGTGCTCGAGTGCAGCCGGCGGCGGCGGCGCTTTCGGTTCGGCCTCGGCGCGCAGCGATTGCGGCTCCCACGCCGAAAGCGCAAGTGCGTCGTAATGGTCCGGCGAGCGGCCGCCGAGCGCTTTGCGAATGTCATCTTTCGGCGTGACCTTGCTTTTGCCTTTGGTGTCCTCGAACCACTCGAGCGTATGCAGCTCTTGCGCAAGCTTGGTGTCCTCGATGATCGCGCCGCCATCTTTGAACCATAGATAAAGGTTTTGGCAGAGCTCATCGCGCAAGCGGCCGAACGTGTTCGGCTGCCGCATCGGCGCGCCGCTCGCTTTGATCGTCACAAGCTCGAACGGATCCACTTGCGTGCGCGCGCGCTCGGCGCGCACGTGCTCACGCAACGCGCCGAGCACGGTCGCGCCAACGGCGCCCTCGATGTCGACCACGACCACGGGCGTTTCGCGCGGCAGCTTGATCGAGTCGATCAGTTGCGCGAGCAACGTTACGATCGCGGCCTCGCTCTTGTTGCGATGCGACCACATGCCGATCATTTTCAAACCACGCCGCGCAACGAACACAGTCTCATCACCCGCCGCCGTCTCGCCCGCGGGATCGACTCCGATGTACAAGCGGCCCGCATCGGGCGTGGTAGACCATCGCGCTTCGGCCTCGCCGATCATGTGGATCGTGAATATCCGACCCTCCTCCGCTAGCGCGTGCTCGCCCTTGACGCGCACCTTGTACAACGCCGAGTCCTCGCCCCATTCGCGCTTTTTTTCCTCGATCCAATCGCGCGTAGCGAGGCCGGGGATCACGACCTCGCCCGCGATCACGTTCGGCGTTTCCTCGGACGATATGCGCAGCGTCTTGTAGAATTCGGCCTTCGCATAGAACGCCTCGAAAAACGCGCCCTCGTTACGCGTGCCGTTTGAGAAGTACACCGAGCGCGCGCCGCCGGCTGCGTTACCCTCCATGGCTTCGAAGATCTCATCGGCCACGCCCGAGGCTTCGTCCACGACGTAGAGCACGTGACGGCCCGAGATACCGGCCACGGCCTCGGGTTCGCGCGCGGTGAATCCGAAGATCTCGCGGAAGTCCGGCGTCTTGAGTCCGGTGCGTGCGAGGTCGCCTTGCTCGCCCTCGATCAGCGCCGAGTGCGCGCACGGCCGCGCGATCACTAACCCATCGGGATCGTCGCGCTTGCACGTCACGCACCGGCCGGCGCGCGCGCGCATCATGCGCAGCTCACGCCAAAGTATTTGATCGACTTGGCGTGACGTGGTCGAGGTCATCACCACGCGCGCGTCCTCGTAGCTGCAGAAATACCAAAGCGCCAAGCCGGCCGCCGTGTGGGATTTCGAAACCTTGTGGCCCGAGCACACGGCTACGCGCGGATACGTCCGCACGGCATCGATGATATCGATCTGACGCGACCATGGCTCGACACCTAGGATCTCACGAAAGAACGCCAAGGGATCGTCACGGTACTTAGGCGAGGGAAACCGCACGCGCGTAGACAGCATCAACTCGTGCAAAAACTTCTCGCGGAAATCAAACACGTAGCTTGACCGTTGCGCGGCACGCGAAAGGCGCGACGGCCGCGCCGCCGGCTCGAACGTGATCGTGGGCCCGGGCGCGCGGCCCATTACATCCCCAACTTGCTAAGCATGTCGGCCACGGCTTGCGCGGCTTTCGGGTGCGGTAGCAACGTGGCGATCAGCGCGGTGCGCAGCTTGATCCAAGCCGGGTGCTCACGCACGTATCGATCTTCCGATAGCTCGGCCGCGGACTCGAGCCGAGCTCGCAACGCGAGCACGTGCGTTTCGTTCTGTGTGATCTTGTTGCGCTCGCCGGCCGTGAGGCCCGGTGCCTCGCGTTGCCGCCGTATCGAGTCCAGAAGCGCGTAGGTGTGCTCTAGCGAGGACGGCCGCGGGCCATCGGGCGCAGCTGCCGGCGGCGGATCCGCCGGCAGCGTGGGCCGTACAGGCTTGGCACCGGGCGCGGGCGTGCCGTTACCACGCGACACAAGCGCGGCATTGGCTACCACGCTCGCGAGCGTAGCCGGCGGCCAATCCCACGCCTCGGGCGGGATCCCGAACGCCGATTGCATGCGCGCGCGCGCCGCCGCGCTCGGCAACTTGCGGCCGTCGCGCCACTCGTAAATAGAAACTAGATTCTTGGTGCCGTAGGCCGTGGCTTGCGATTGGATCGTGCCGGGCACGGCGAGTAAGAGTCTTTGACCCTCGGTTTTGATGGTCGTGGTGCGCAGCCGTTTTTTGAGCGCGTTTTGATATTGCGGCATGGCTTGCGGGTTTCGTGCGGGTCGTAAGTGCCTGAAATCGTGGCCAAACTACACAGTCAACTGAAATCGTGCGCGGGGGAAAATCTTTTTCAACGG